AAAGCGTAGTAAAATAATAACGGGATTTGATGATTTTGAAAAATATTTATATTTCGGAGAACCTAACGGAAATTTATATACATTTTATACTGGTAGCATATCTACCTGGCCAAAAACAACTTCTGGTAGCTTAAATTGGTTAGAGTCATACAATTATTGGGTAGATAGCTATTCTACAGGTTCATTAAATACGAACATAGGATATAATTTAGAAAGTATAAACTCTGCTGTAGTAAACACGTATGCAGAAAATACAATTGCAATTTTACGAGAATATGATAAAAACAATATCAATTCTTTATTAAAAACAATACCTTCGAGCTTCTTTTTAGATGATGCTAATTCTGAATACTTTGTATTTATTAATATGATTGGCCATCATTTTGATATTATTTATACATACATAAATCATTTAACGTCTATACATTCTAGAGAACAACATCCTTTAGATGGTATCAGTAAAGAACTATTAACTTCGGTTGCTGATTCTTTTGGATGGAAATTAACAAATTCTAAAAAGAAAGATAATTTATGGAAGTATATAACAGGATTAGATTCAGATGGTAATTATTTACAATCTGGAAGTTTAACACCTACAATAACTACAGAACAATATACATTAGAAATTTGGAATCGAATTGTTAATAATTTGCCGTATTTATTAAAAACAAAAGGCACAAGACGTTCGATACAAGCATTAATGTCTTGTGATGGAATTCCGTCAACTATAATCAACATTAAAGAATATGGCGGACCGGCTACAAATAATATACAACCGGATTGGCAAGTAGACAAATTTATTTATTCATTAGAATTTGGTAATAATACGGGGTCTTTAACAATTCCTTGGCAAAAATTAACATCAACTAATAGAGTACCAGATTCAATTCAGTTTAGATTTCAGCCTGACTCAGATGTAATTTTATACCCTAGGACTTTATTACGAACAAATAACCCAGGTAATCCATATTTTTATATAACATACGATCAACCAATCGGATATAATAGTAAAGAGCTACAATTAACATATTATGTATTAGATTCGACAGGTACATATAAAAGCGGTTCGTTAAATAACGTACCAGCATTAAACGGAGATTGGACATCAATATTATTAACAAAAACGCCATTAACGGATTCAGTTGTTACTAGTAATTTTTCGATTAGCGCGTTTGTTAAAAACTATGAAAATATAGTTTACAGCAAAACAAGTACATTTTCGTCTTCAAATTCGAACTTTATATCTGCGAGTAATATAGTTATAGGTTCTTCTAGTTTTAGCACGTCTAATAGAGCGTTTGATGGTAATTTGAACGAATTTAGGTATTGGTCATATACATTAAACACAGCATCAATGCTAGAATATACAAAGAATCCTTTATTCTTTGGAGGTAATGTTGACACCGATGCTTATGATTATTTAAATTTTAGATTACCGTTATCGTATTTAATTACTGCAACGGGCAGTTATCCATCAGTACATCCTAATCAATCAATACCTAGCTTTTCAGGCTCGATAAGTTCATCTGCTGTATTTTCTGGTTTTGAATCAAATGATTTAACTGGCGAAGATTATACGACATTCGTTTCTGTACCTTCATTAGGCAGTGACAATATATATTCTAGTAAAATAAGAAATGTAACGCCGATATCAGTAGGAGCATTAGACCCAGATAGATCATCTGAGATATTAAATAATGAACAAACTCCTAAAGATTCAAATTTAGTTGGAATTTATATGTCCCCTACAGAAACAATAGATTCTGACATATATAATCAATTAGGTTCATTTTCAATAGATGATTATATAGGTAATCCTGAAGACCAAAATTTAACTTATTATCCATTATTAACTATAATACAAAACCAATATTGGAAAAAGTATAAAACTACAAATAGTTTTGGCATTTTATATAAATTGTTATCTGTATATGATTATTCGTTTTTTGATCAATTAAAACAATTATTACCTGCTAGGGTAGTAGCAAATTCTGGTATTGTAATAAAGCAAAATGTATTAGAGCGAAATAAAATTACAATAACAGATGATATAGTTGTAACTCGTCCTATGTTTGAAGATACTATAGATTATACTAATATTATAGACACATCAGGCGAATATCCAGTATATAGTACTACTATAGATGAAAGTATTATTTTAAAACAGCCAGGACAATATAATTACAGTTCTAGTATCTATATTTCCGGCAGCGGTGTTGTAGATTCAATGATAAGATTTCAACCTACAGGCGCTGTAATATTACAAAATACATTATCATCAACAAGACAAATATTTTATCCGATATATAGTTCTGCAGAAAGTGCAAGTATAGGCAAGTTTAATAATACGAGCTATTACAAAGCTGCTGAAGTTCAAGATTTTAGTTATAGTTCTAGAGGCTATTTAAATAGTGTGTATGAAGGTACAAAAATATCTGCAGCAGGTTTTGGCATCCCGAGCCCTGACTTACCAGATACATCGCCAGTAATTTCCATTTCAATAGTAAATGTAGGTACGATTAGAAATAATCCAGGTTTATTAACACCGCCACCATTATTATTAACTCCGCCAGTAGTCAGAACTAATCCAAATTCTGGTCCTAGAAATAATACCGGATATTCAAATGCCGGCTTTAATGTAGGCGCGGGATAATAACAAATTAATATAATACGTTAAAATTAACTTTAACATATAATTATTTAAAATAAGAAGATATAACAATATTATGGGATATTTAAACAATTCTACCGTAACAGTAGATGCAATATTAACAACGAAAGGCCGTGAATCGTTATCGCAAGGTTCTGTAAACGGCTTAGATATTAGGTACTTTGCGTTGGGTGATGATGAAGTAAATTATGATTTATGGAACCCAGCTCATCCGTTAGGAAGTGATTATTATGGTATTATTATAGAAAATATGCCTGTATTAGAAGCATCTCCTATCCCAGAGCAAAATTTAAAAAGTAAGTTAATTACTTTACCTAAATCTACCACTACATTAAAAACGATACAATCGAATCTGACACAAGGCTCTATTGGCACATCAACTGCACCTATACGATATGATGATAATGGTGTTAGATCTTCAACAAATACAATAGGCACTAGTATACCTATAACGTTTAATTTAAGTGACGCCGGCGGTGGTAACAATAACACTTTAGGATATACAATTAGTTATGATAGTCGATATTTTCAAATATCATTACCTGTTGGAGTAGTAAGCGCGCCAGGCCAGGAAGTCCAGCCTACTTTTACTCTTACGCAAACAGTTACAAATAATATTGGAGATAGTTCATCTTCTTCATTAACATCAGCAGTAACATTATCACCGTCTATTATAGTAACAACTATTAATAACATTCCTTCTTTACCGACAGGTAATTCAATTCAAAATATATTTGTTCAAGGTAATGAGGTAGGTGGACAATTAACAATACCAGTATATTTTAGAAGAGGTAATGTTGGAAGCGGAGGAAGTTTATAAACAATAACTAAGTAGATAATTTAAACATATATGAGTCAAACATTTAAAGCTTTAGTTCCCGCTGAAGATATAGTATCAAATCCAGGGCAAATCGTAACAGCTCCTTTGTGGGCAAATAACGTATCTACATTAGCTACATATTTTACTAGTTCATTAATGACTAATACTCAAAAGCAGTATTATTATGAAGTAGTAAGCGATTCAAGTATTAGCTCTAGCGGTCAATTTGCTGTTACATATGGTAATCGTTTAGGAAGCGGTAGTTATTCTGGAGGCGGTTCATTAAATGATTCTCCGACACGAGCAATATATTCGCAATACAAAAATATATTATTAAACCCGTCAGATTCACAATTTACATTTTTTGGAGGAGTAAATTCTGACCAAATTTATATTATATCAGTAAATAGAGCAAGATTAAAAGAACGATTAAATGCTGGTACTTGGCAACTAAATTTAGCAGAACTAAATGGCCTAGGATTTGCAAATAATGTATATACCGGTAGTAATGTACAAGTATCTAGTTCAAATAAAATAATTAATTTAATTGACGACAGTAATGCAACAACATCAATAGGAAGTTCTCCAGGTGGAAGGATTTATAATATAGTATCTGGTTCAGTTGCTAATGGTATTTTTGGTGGGTCTGTGTCCGTATCGCATTCATATGGTATAGTTTACCCAGATTTAGGATTAATTGTATTAAATGGAGAAAGATTAAATTCAAATTTATCATTTAATTCTGTTACTGCTTCTTTTACCTCAGCTGGAACGTCACCAGTACCAGGCGGAGATAATGCTTTTAAATTATTTACATCAATATCCGGTGCAGCAGCAATATCTTCTGTAAATGGATTTACAGCTAGAAGTCAAGAGTCAATTAAATCTCAAATTATATTTACAAGAGCTAAATGGAATGAATTTAATTTTACGAATAATGCTTCTTTCGTAACACAGTCAGCAGCTGGAACGACGGTATTTACTCAACCAACAATGCAAGGAAATCCGTCAGTATATATTACATCAGTTGGATTATATGATAATAAATATAATTTAGTTGCTGTTGCTAAATTAAGTAGACCTTTATTAAAGACCTTCGATCGAGAATTATTAGTAAAAGTAAAAATAGATTTTTAAAATACAAAGAAAGCTCGTTCATTCGAGCTTTTTTACTGAATATATACTACTATCGATATTTATAATAAAGATACATATGAGTGACGTATTAGGTACGATACAACAATCAAATATAAGTAAGTATACTGCACATAAAAATTGGAGTTTTATATCAGCATCATTTGAACTAAACGGGATAAAGTATTTACGAGGGAAATACTCAAATAAACCTGTAGTTATTAGTTCATCGTTTGCTGTTGGCGAAATTCAAAATTCTGACGGCAGTTATATAAAAAACACTTATGCAGATATTAATCACTTATATTATAATTTTTATCAACCTCAAGGATATATAAGTTACCCAGTTAAATCATTTACTCGCGACTTAAATCACGAATGTGTAATTTATTCTATACCGCAATCTAAGGTCGGTAATTTTATTAAGCCTGGTAGTGTTACGTTAAATGTAACCGATCAAGCTGATACATTATATACATTTCAAGATAATGGTAATTATGAATTAATTGATACGTCAATTTTAACATCAGATTTTGCACCAGAACCAATAATATATCAAGGATTTAATAAAGAATTTAATCAAAAATATTCTCCAGATTATATTAATAATGGTGTGACATTTACCACAGGAATATCAAACGGTACATATACATTTGGATATGCTGCTAATTTTAATGGGTCTGCGTCATTACAAATTGAAAATAATAATACAAATTGGTTTAACACTTTTGATAATGATTTTGCAATATCATTTTGGTTAAATTTAACACCTGGTGTTAATGTAAATACATCACAATCGATTATATCAAAAAAATGGGACAATGGTTTACTTCAATCATATCCATTTGATATTGAATACAATGGGGCTTTGACTGAATTATATTTTAAAAGGTCAGATAGTAATAATACTAGTTCATTAAATTTAAATATATCAGGGTTATCTGGGTATATTCATTTAGTTTATCAAAAAACAGGAAGTAAATTAGAATTATATGATTCTAATGTTAAAATTGCGGAAGATATAAATACGTCTTTTAATAAAGTATCAAATAACAGTCAAATTTATATAGGCGCTGCTAACTTAAATAATTTAAATTCCTTTGAAGGTCTTATTGACGAAATACGAATATACGATAAAGCATTAACTACTAACGAAATTTCTACATTGTCTAATGCCGGATATGATGCATTTCAAACAAATAAAGTTGGTAATGTATTTTATGAAGATGGTATTGTAGTTTATTCTCCTTTACAAAACGAATTAATAACAGGGTCATATGGAGTTAAAGACACATCTGTTTTATATAAAAGTAGTTTAGATATTGAACAGTTAAAGTATTATATAAACGTTCCTATGGAAAAATATAATACTAGCACAAATACCTCGTTATATGATTCAAATAATGAGCTAAATTCATTTGCTACTAGTTCAAATTTTACTCCTTTTATTACCTCAATTGGATTATATGATTCTAAATATAATTTAGTTGCAGTTGCAAAGTTAGGTACGCCTGTTGCAAAACGAAATGATATTGATTTAAATTTTGAAATAAAATTTGATCGTTCTTAAAAATATAAAATGTTATGAAAAAAAGAAAATTTTCAATACGAGCTATGGCTCGAGCTAAAGGATATAGGTCTGGATTAGAAGATACGATATCAGAACAACTTAAAACTACAAATAAAAGTTGGAGTTATGAATCCGAAAAATTAAAATATACAGTTCCAGAAAGACTTGCTACATATACTCCAGATTTTATTATAATAAAAGCTAACGGAGAAAAAATGTATATAGAAACAAAAGGTAGATTTACGGCTGTTGATAGAAAAAAACATTTATTAGTAAAACTTAGTAATCCTGGTATAGATTTACGATTATTATTTCAAACTCCTAATAATAAATTATCAAAAGCATCTAAAACAACTTATGCAAATTGGGCCGATAAAAATGGATATTTATGGGCTGCAAAAGAAATTCCAGCTTCTTGGCTTGAAGAATAAGATTTTTTCATTATATTATCTATATGGATAATACTAAACTTCTTTCTTCTGTAGAATCATTATTAGGTAAAAGTAAAAAGTCAACAAAAAACAATTATAGTTTTTATTGTCCGTTTTGTAATCATTACAAGCGTAAATTAGAAATAGATATTGTATCTGGACATTGGAATTGTTGGGTATGTCAAAAACGTGGACGTAAATTAATTAATTTATATAAGCAACTTAATGTTGGATATGATAAAATTGTAGAACTTAACAACATATTAGGAGTATCAACAAAAGATATTAATAGTTTATTTTATAATAACTCTAAAAATTCTACCTCCTATATAAAACTTCCACCAGAATATATTTCGTTTTTAGAAGCAGAGAATACACCAAATTATAGAAATGCTCTTAAATATTTAAGAGATGATCGAGGGTTTACAAATTACGATATTATTAAGTATCATTTGGGATTTTGTGAAACAGGTCAATACCGGCATAAAATTATAATACCAAGTTATAATACATCTGGCAGTTTAAATTATTTTGTTGGTAGAGATTTTTATGGTTCTGATTTTAAACATAAAAACCCAGATATAAGTAAAGATATTATAGGATTTGAATTATTTATAAATTGGCAATTACCTGTTATTTTAGTTGAAGGGGCAATTGATGCAATTACTATTAAAAGAAATGCTATTCCTTTATTTGGAAAAACAATTTCAACAGAATTGCGAAAGCGATTAATTGAAAAAAAAGTAAAAGATATATATGTTTGTTTAGATAAAGATGCACAAAAACAAGCTTTGGTAGTTGCGGAAGAATTTATGAATGAAGGTATAGTAGTTTATTTTGTAAACTTAGAAGAAAAAGACCCTAATGAAATTGGATTTGAGAAAATGGTACATATTATAAAAAACACCAAACCGCTATCATTTTCAGATTTAATAAAATATAGATTAAATATATGATTAACATTCAAAAAATAGAAAATATACATGTAACTAATATTAAGCATATTATACATATTGCAGATATTCATATTAGACTTCAAAAGCGTCATGAAGAATATCGCACTGTATTTTCTAGATTATATTCTTTTTGTAAAGAATTTAAATTAAATCACCCCGATACTGTTATTTTTGTTGGCGGTGATATTGCGCATTCTAAAACAGATATGTCGCCTGAGCAAATTAACTTAATACAAGATTTTTTTAAGTCATTATCTAATATTACAGATACGATAGTAATTGCTGGTAACCATGATATGAATCTTAACAATAAAACAAGATTAGATGCCTTAGCTCCTATTATTAATGCTTTAGATCATCCTAACTTATTTTATTTAAAAGACACAAATGTATATCAGTTCGGTAATGTTTATTTTAATGTTATGGGAGTATCTGATAAGCCTGTTAATTTTATTAGAGCATCAGATATACCAAATGATAAAATAAAAATAGCTTTACATCACGGAGCAGTAAATCAAGCATCTACCGCAGTTGGATTTCAATTAACAAATGACTTAGTTAACACAGATACTTTTGCAGGGCATGAAATTACATTATTAGGAGATATACATAAATTTCAATATTTAAATTCGGACAAAACAATTGCTTATTGTTCTAGTCTTATCCAGCAAAATTTTGGAGAAACATTAGATTTTCATGGTTTATTAGTTTGGGATATTGATAAGAAAGAATCTGAATTTATAGAAATAGAAAATGATTATGGATATGTTACATTAGAAGTAAGTAATGGTATAGTAAATTCATATCCTTCTAAATTTCCTAAAAAGCCGAGAATTAAATTAAAGCTTCAATC